GAACGTTCTGAAAATAAAGAAGAGCTGCCATCTGAACATTTTAATCTGTTTAAGGGAAACAAAACAAAAATAACAAGGAGTAAATAACATGAGCGAAGAAGCAAGAAACGTGACAAACAAAAAAAGTGGTGCATTAGCAACTTTAGACTTTGTTGCAGACTCAGGAATGGGTTTGGAAAACATTGACAAGAGTGATCTAGCATTACCTTTTCTGAAACTACTACAAAGTGGTTCAGATGAAACAAAAAAGAAACATGCTAAGTATGTCGAAGGGGCAGAAGCTGGTATGTTTTATAATACAGTTACAAAGAAACTGTATAATGGTGAGAAGGGGATTGAAGTAATCCCAGTGTTCTACAAAATGACTTACCCTGAATGGGCACCTTTTGAGAGAAAAGAAGGTAGACCAATCAGCAATGATAGGGGTCCAAGCGTTATGGCAGAAACAACTCAAAACGATAGAAACAAAGATGTGTTGAAGAATGGTAACGAGATTATCAAAACAGCAAATCATTTTGTTATTATCAATGGGGATAGACCTGAGAAAGCTTTAATGACAATGAAGTCAACTCAGTTAAAAGTTAGTAGAGGATGGAATTCATTGATGGAAGATCAATTTGAAATAGATCCAAAAACTAATAAGTCTGTACCAGCACCAGTCTTTTCAAGAGTTTATAAATTAAACTCTGTAGAAAACTCAGGGAGCTTTACTTGGCATGGTTATAATATATCTATGTTAAGAAAAGTAGATAATGCTGGACTATATCAAATGGCCCGTGATTTTCATAACTCTTTAAAAAACTCGCAGCAAAAAACTGCCACAGTTTCAGAGGAAGATAAATCAAATTACTAATTTCTCGTGAGAGGAATGTGGGCGGTCATAGGGAGACTGAAGCCGCCCATAAAAAGGGATCATTATGGTTGAAGAGTTTATAAAATTATTTACTGGTTATAGTGGAGATTTTGGTATTGCCGATATGTCCAGTGCAAAGCTGGACTCTGAAAGAAACAAGTTAAAACCAGATTATGAATGGTCAGGCAGACCAGTTACAGAAGAAGACTACAAAAATCATATAGCAGGAAAAATATCAATAGGTATACAGCCTTGTACTATTGATGGCACGGCAAGGTTTGGATGTATTGATATTGATCCAAAGAACTACAAAGGATTTAAGATAGAGAACTATCTAGCTTTATTCGAACAATATAAATTACCTCTAATACCTATGCTTTCAAAAAGTGGTGGATTGCATTGTTACATATTTATGGAGGAGTTTGTTCCTACATCAGATTTAATAGAAGCATTAAAATCATTTCTATTACCACTTGGATTAAAACCTACTACAGAAATTTTTCCAAAACAGAAAGAGCTAAAAGAAGATGATAAGGGAAATATTAAACCAGGTAACTTTATAAACCTACCTTATTACAATAACGGACAAACACATCGATATGCTGTAGATAAGAATAATTCTAAACTATCTTTGGATCAATTTATAAAACTAGCAAACGAATTAAAAACAACAAGAGATAAATTAAATAGCTTAGTAGAAGACACACACAAAAACATATTATTAGGAACTGACTCAGAGTTCTCTGATGGTCCACCTTGTTTAGCTTTATGTTCTAAAACAAAACTAGATGATGGTAGGGATAGATTTATGTACAACTACATGGTCTTTGCAAAAAAGAAATACAAGGACAAGTGGCAAGATTTTGTATCAAAAGCAAACTATGCTTACCTAGAATATCCTTGGGATAAATCTAAATTAGATCAAAAATTAAAAGCTTGGGATAAAGAAACAGCAGGACATACTTGTTATGAAGAACCTATCAAGGACAAGTGTATGCGTAGTCTTTGTTATTCAAAACCTTTTGGTGTTAAGTCTGATAGTATAAATGTTTTTCCAGATATAACTGATTTTCAAATTATAAGATATGAACAACCAGAGTATAGATTTAATGTGGTTATGCCTAATGATGATAAGATAGAGGTTATCATACCTAATCTTAAATTAATGACAACACAGAAAGAAGTATTAAATTTAATATGGGAACAGACAGGTATATACTTTGAACCTATTAAGCAGAAAGATTGGAGAGCAAAGTTAAATGAGTGGAGAAAAAATTGTCAGAATATTACACCACCAGAGGGTACAAGTACAGATGATATTTTAGCTAATGAGTTGTTTCAATACTGTGTTAATGGTCCACAAGCTAAAGAAAGAATACAAATTAGATTAGGTTCTTGTCTTACTGAAGAAGGGTTTCACTTCTTTAAATATCAATCGTTTCTTACACACCTTGGTAATGATTGGAAAATATCAAAAGAAAAGATAGGTCAGAAACTAAAAGAAAGATTTAAAGTAGAATTTAATTACTCACTCAAAGTAGATGGTAAGGTTGAGAAAGTTTGCAGACTAAAACAATTACACATTGATAAGATAGAATATAAACCTGTTGAAAGAAAAGGATATAATTACTAATGAGTGTTAAAAAATATAAAATTAAAATATGTGATAGGAAAGAAATAAAAACATTTATTGAAACTTGGCATTATTCTAAGAACATTAATGGAGTTATTTCTGATTATTGTTTTAAATTAATAGATGAGGATAATATTATAGGAGCTATGATATATGGAAAAATTGCTATGGCTAACGTGTGGAAAAAATATGTTAAAAATAAAGAACACCTCATAGAATTAAGAAGATTATGTTGTATAGATAATACTCCAAAAAACACAGAAAGTTATTTTATTGGATTTACTTTACGTTGGTTAAAAAAAAACACTGAAATAAAAACTGTTATTAGTTATGCAGATGAAACTTACAATCATAGTGGTGTAATTTATAAAGCTAGTAATTTTAAACATTTAGGTATGACTAACAAAGGAAAAGTTATTGTTTATAATAAAAAACTTTATCACGATAAAACAATAAGAACAAAATATAAAGGAAAATTGAAACCTTATTGTCAAAAAATTAAAGAGGCATTAATAACAGGAGAAGCATATTACAAAAATACTTTAGGAAAACACATTTATATATATAATTTATGAGATATAAAGTTATAGGACCACCAGGCACGGGTAAGACTAAAACATTATTAGATAAAGTAAAACTTTATTTAGATACAGGCATACCATTAGATAGAATAGGATATTTTGCATTTACAAGAAAAGCATCTGAAGAGGCAAGAGATAGATTTTTAGAACAAAGACCAAACTTTGATAAAAAAGATATAAAATATTTTAGAACACTACATTCATTAGCGTTTAACAATTTGGGTTTAAAAGAGGAAAACGTTATGAACGAACTTCACTATAAAACTATAGGTGAAACTTGTGGTATACAAATTCAATATGCGTCTTATGAAAAAGATACATGGAACGGTATCTTCTCATCAAGCAGTGAGTATTTAAATCTAATAAATTTAGCTAGAGTAAGACAAATAAAAACATTAGAACAGTTAGACCTTAACGAACACCTTGGTAAAGTAGAA